TTTGATAATTCAATCATTATTGTAGATGAATGTCAGAACTTAAATTTCCATGAGCTAGACACAATCATTACGAGGGTAGGACAAGATTCTAAAATTGTATTCTGTGGAGATTTCAGTCAAACAGATTTAACAAGAACTAATGAGAAAAATGGTTTAATGAATTTCTTACAAATTCTTCAAGAGATGAAAGAGTTTAATTGTTGTGAATTTGATATTGGTGACATAGTTCGTTCTGGTTTCGTGAGAAATTATCTAATACAAAAAACAAAGCTAGGAATAGGGATAGAATAATGTCAGTAGAAGATTTCGATTTTGATTTTACTTTAGATCAAGTCAAGGATATGCTCAAAGGTAATTCTGAAGCAGAAGAGTGGTATGATGCTATGTGTCATGTACTACCACAGTATAGTATTACCACAGAGGCCCGTGTTGCTGCATTCATTGCACAATGTGGTCATGAATCAAATAACTTTAAAGTATTATCAGAGAATTTAAATTACAGTTCAGATGCATTAAATAAGATTTTTCCAAAGTATTTTGAACGTGCTGGTCGTGATGCAGAAGGTTACCATAGACAACCAGAAGAAATTGCAAATGTAATCTATGCAGATCGTATGGATAATGGTGATACTGATTCTGGTGATGGTTGGATGTTTAGGGGCGGTGGTATTCTGCAACTAACAGGTCGAGCAAACTATACTGCATTTGGTGACACATATGATATGTCAGCTGAAGAAGCAACAGAATATGTTCGTGAAAAAAAGGGTGCGTTGGCTAGTGCTTGTTGGTATTGGGAAACAAACAAACTAAACAGGTATGCAGATTCATATGATATGAAGACACTCACCAAACGTATTAATGGCGGCTACATAGGTCTAGAAGACCGTGTAACGCACTATGAACACGCTATGGAAGTATTAGGTGGGGAAATACATGAACCAGTTGTAGATACAAATGAAACTCTACGAAGGACAAGACCTAACATGACAGGCCCAACAGTTCAAGCACTACAAGAAGCATTAGGGTTAAGTCCTGCTGATGGTGTGTTTGGATTTGGTACTGAAAAGGCCTTAACAAACTGGCAAGCAGAAAATGGTCTATCACCAGATGGTGTTGCAGGGCCTATCACACTAGGAAAAATATTAGGATAATATGAAAAAATTTAATCATGTTCCTGTAGATTTACAGGATATAAAAGCGAGAAATAAAGACGGAACGCGTCTTTATGAAACACCAGATGGAAATATGTATCCATCTATCACTACAGTTCTTTCTGTTAGAAACAAGCAAGGTTTGTTTGAATGGAGAAAACGCGTTGGTGAAGAGGTAGCAAACTACATTGCAAGGACAGCAGCCGCACGAGGTACTGCTGTCCACCATATGTGTGAAGACTACCTAAACAATGAGGATATGGAAAAACACAAAGAAAAGTTTTTACCACACGCTTTGTTTACACAACTCAGAGATACTATGTTAAATCGTGTTGATAATATTCGTTCTCAGGAAGCTGGTCTATACAGTGATAAGTATGGAGTAGCAGGAAGAGTTGATTGTATTGCTGAGTTTGATGGTGTACTGTCTATCATTGACTTCAAGACATCAACAAAAGAACGACAAGATAGCTATAACGAAAGTTACTACATTCAAGCTTCTGCCTATGCAGAAATGTTTGAAGAACGAACTGGTATTGAAATTAATCAGATTTGCATATTGGTTGTAACGGCAGATGGTGTCTGCCAAGAATTTGTTAAAGATAAAAAAGACTATTTACCTCTATTGACAGATTCAATTGAGGAATGGAAAAGAAAAAATGAAAAAGCTAAAGACCTTTATGATGATTTCATTGGGGCTCCTATCTAGTTGTAGTCCTGCAATCGCAGAAAGTTACTATACAGAAAAACCAGTAATTTGTGGTACAGTAGAGGATATAATAGGTACATCTAAAAACTATGGGGAGATTCCTATTCTCAAGGGAGAAGGTACGTCTATAAATGACAATGGTACTTTTGCATCATCTCAATATGTTATCGCATTCAATAGAGAAACCGAAACATGGACTCTTATCGAATTTCTATCTACAGGTCATGTTTGTGTTTTAGGCACAGGAACAAAATTACAATTCTTTGGAAGAGAAAAAGGAATTATATTGTAATTGCCCCTTGACATTACTGCAGTAATATGTTATAAATATAGTATAGTTTGTTGATACAATTCGACAATTGGACAGGACTTGGGGGCAGTACCCAACGCCTCCACCATAAACACATCGGGAGAAATAGTTCTCCACGCACCGATAGGAATAAACGATGTGTTTTTGATGGGGGCGAACTAGGATCGACTGACAAGTATAGATGAGAGTAGAACTATCGGATGACTGCGTTATTGGTCAAAACTACTAAGTGCAAACAATAACTTTGCGCCTGTGGATTACGCTCTAGCAGCATAATCTAACTGAGTTCGGTGGGTACTTGGAAACAGAAACCCACCACATTAATATTGAAAAGGTATAAAGAATGCAAGAACCAACATTTGTGATAGAACCTCTAGTACAAACACCAAAGAAATTTTCATTAGAAATTGAAAATATAGCTAAAGATAAAAAGATTACTCATATGGATGCGGTAATTCATTTCTGTCAAAAAAATGATATAGAACCAGATACAGTAGGTCGACTCATAACCAAAGGTCTTAAAGAAAAGATTGAGGCAAATGCAAGAGAACTAAATTATTTGGAAAAACAAGCACAATTACCAATTTAATCCTTGACATTTATGACGAATCAGTGTATTATAAAGTATATAAACTAAAATAAGGAGTTTCCGTTTATGTCTGAAGTTACAAATAACGCATTTGATAGCCTTGAGGTTCTTCAAACAGCTAATCGTATTAAAGAACTTGAGTACGATTGTGCCGAGTTGGCGAAGGAGAATGAGGAGCTCAGGGAGCGTTGTAAAACCCTTGCAAATCGTATGCCTGAGTGGCCTAAAGGCTATCGTCCTACACGAAAAGGTGGACAAAATCAAGGTCAGGATAAAGCTAGGGCTTTTAGAAATTGAAGGTAGACCTAATTGATAGCATGGGCAGCGACTTATCTGTGGTAAACGCTGCCCGTGTTTCCTTTTCAAAAGAATCTGAATTAGAGTGGGTAGAAAAAGAAAATTCACCTACCATGTACGAACAGACTTTAAGTGATAAAGACAAGAAACTTATTGGTTATCTTGCTAAACATGATCACTGGAGTCCTTTTGCTCATGCATCTTTACAGTTTAGAATTAAAGCACCAATTTTTGTTGCAAGACAATTAGTGAAACACCAAGTAGGTTTGGTGTGGAATGAAGTAAGTCGCCGATACGTTGATGATGAACCAGAATTTTACATTCCTACAGAATGGAGACTTAAAGCTGCAGACAAAAAACAAGGTTCAACTGATGAAACCATTGAGTATAATATTCAAGGTGCCATAGAGTTTGTAACACAGACGTATAATAATCTTTTGAGTGCGGATATTGCACCAGAGATGGCAAGAATGGTATTGCCACAAAATTTATATACTGAGTGGTATTGGAGCGGCACATTGATGGCATTTGCTCGTATATGTAATCTAAGATGTAAACCAGATACTCAACTAGAAACACAACAAATTGCACAACAAATTGATATGTTGGCGAAAGAAAAGTTTCCTGTTACTTGGAGTGCTTTGAGGCCTGAATGACTACACACTTAATTTATGGAAATGGTGAATCAAGACCAAGAGAAGCACTAAGTGGTAATTTTATCACATGGGGGTGTAATGCAGCTTATCGCGATTTTACCCTTGACAATTTGGTTGTAATAGACTATCCTATACAACAAGAGGTTTATGAATCAGACTATCCAATGAATAACAAATGTTGGTTTGCTGATTGGGAAGTTCTACCAGCAGAATTTGCACCAGATGCAATAATAGCAGGTTGGGATGATCCAGTATATGAATCACGGAAAAAGGGTAGAAGCTCTTGTGTAGTACAAGGTAAAACTAAAGAAACTGTTGAAGTAAATTTACAAGAAATGCTTCAACACAATCCAGACTTGGATGTAGAAGACTTTAGAATAAAAGCTGAAAAGGACGTTGGATTATATATTACTTGGGTTGAAGAATACAATGACAAAGTAATTAATATTGATTATCCTAAAGGATGGTCAGCTGGGAATACCGCACTATATCTTGCTTGTAAGTATGGTGCAACAGAAATATATATGTTAGGGTTTGATGGTAACGATTATCACAAGTCTATAAATAACGTGTATAAGGGTAGTAATCATTATCTACCCGAAAGTAGTCGTGGGTTTAACACGATTAACTGGGATAACCAATTTAGAATGGTACAGAGGGATTTTCCCAATGTACAGTTCTATAAGGTTGGAACAGATTTAACATACGAAGAACTAAAACAAAAACATACGTTAACATAAGGAGACTTAAATGTCATTAGATACGTTAAAAAGAACCAACTCACTAGATAAACTTCTTGGTGCGGTTCAACAAGAGAATGCACCACAAGAGAAGAAATCTTATAAAGATGAACGCCTGTGGAAACCAGAACTAGATAAGTCTGGTAACGGTTACGCAGTACTTCGTTTTCTTCCTGCAGTTGAAGGTGAAGATATGCCATGGGCAAAGGTCTGGAATCATGCATTCCAAGGGCCAACTGGTCAATGGTTTATTGAAAACTCTCTTACTACTATCGGTAAAGCCGATCCTGTATCAGAGCTAAACTCTCAGTACTGGAATACTGGTCTTGAATCAGACAAAGAAATCGCCCGTAAACAAAAGAGAAAACTACAATATTTTTCAAATATCTATGTAGTAAGTGACTCGAAAAACCCACATAATGAGGGTAAAGTTTTCTTGTTTCGTTACGGTAAGAAAATCTTTGATAAACTGATGGCAGCAATGCAGCCAGAGTTTGAAGATGAAAGTCCTGTCAATCCATTTGACTTTTGGCAGGGTGCTAACTTCAAATTGAAGATTCGTAAGGTTGATGGTTATTGGAACTATGACAAGTCGGAGTTTGAAGCTCCATCTGCGATGTTTGATAATGATGGACAGATTGAAGAAGTTTGGAAGAAGGCATATGCTCTCAGTGAGTTTAGTGCTCCAACTAACTTCAAGTCCTATGAGGAACTAAAAACTCGACTTGATACAGTTCTATCAGGAACAACTACTATAGGTAATGTAATGGAGTCTATTACAAAAGACCCCGAACCAACAGCCCCTGCTTGGGTTGATACTAAACCTGCAGAAGCAGTTGCTCCTGCTGCTGAGGAAGAAGATGACACAATGTCATACTTTCAGAAGTTGGCAAACGAATAGGTAAGGTAGTTAACCATCCTAGTTGCTGAATCAGATTCGGACTAAAAATACTACTATACAAGTAGAGAAGAGGCAGGGTTTCCCCTGTCTCTTTTTTTTACATAGCAGTTATTGCAGACGAAATTATTGGGTCATGC